ATGTATAACGTAGTCATCGTTACCTTTTACGTCAAACATATGCCCCGAATACGCAATGTTGCTACCGTTCTTTTTCTCCCAAACAGTTACAGGCGTCTCACTAGAATTATTATGCTCTAGCTGCAGTGTAACGTCAAACTTGTATACGCCGGGATTTTGCACGTTAATTCTACTGTTGTTAGATAATGTAATCGCACTGTCGTATGAGGTATTGTTGAATGTAACTGCGTACCCCGTGTTTGTGGACGAAGCTGTTTGGTCCTGTGTACTATAGAACGCTGCACAGGGGTTGTATAAAAATTTACCCCCAACATCCGTAGACGTTAACGTTGTAAGCACGTTGGTGAGGCGTCTAAAAAACAAACGTAAAACGTTACTTTGCTGATCCGTAAATGGCCTGTCATACACAGTAGGTGCTAGCGGCAGCGCAGGTGGGTCAACTTGGTCAATCTCGTTAGCCATTAGCGCCGTCCATCTGGCCTAGTATCTAAACGTGGTGTACCCAACTGCCACATAACTCCTTGTGCTGTAGATTCTACTTTTAGCACCATCTGGCGTCCGCGAACACGTACGTACAACTCGTCAGTAAACTGCTCTATTGGGGCCGTAGCATTGCGTGTTACAGTACCACTACTATTCCCGCTTTCAGATAACGGGATATTATACCCTGATCCTGAGTTTGCCATAGGCTGCAGTGTAAGAGTAGCTGCAGGTGCGCCAGCGGTAGAGCCTTCAAAAGTCATATCTGGCAGTACACGGCTCACTAGTCCGAACCTGTTTCCATCGCCAATATCAAACTGCGACGAAGATATGCTGGCGGTAATTGCTGAGTTGGCTCCTGTCTCGTTATCATCAATACCATCTTCATGGTTGACCAAGTTATTCGAGTAGGTAGCCGCAAGTGGAAAGTTCCTAAGACCGGAGTCTAACCACGCTGTGCGTCCTAAAGAGCCATAGTACCAAGTGTCTTCTAGGTAGTTATATATGGCGTAGCGATCAATAGTTGTTTGCCCTGTGGAACAGTAGAACCACCAAATTTCATGAAACGCTTCACTTGTACCTGCAAAAAACTGGTCATACTGTAATGTGTTTATATCATTAAATATGTGGCGCTTTACATCGCATCGTAGCGGCTGTGTACGACCATCATACTTATAAAACTTATCTTTACCCATCCAGTAAGCAACACCGTTGGCGAAGGCTACACTGTTTTGAGAAGCAATAGATATGTTATCCCCAACAAGCTGTGCGCCCCATACTGCAGGTGCTCCCACATACTGCATAGAATACAACGCAGAGTCAGACCAAACTAGAACCTCCTGACGGGCCTGTTTGGCGGCTACAATCTCAGTTCCACGAGATAAATTAAGCCCACCTGCTTGATTCGTAGACGCAGGGGTCCAGTTTACCGCGCTTTCTTGGTCTGACCATCGCACGAGCATGGGGTCTTGTGTAGCGCTGCCTTGGTTATTGCATCCAAAACAAAACACAAACCTGTTAATATCAGATACCAAAAGCAAGTTTTGCACAGTTGGTACGTCTGATGCGCCACCTAGTGAGGATAACTCTACACCACGACTCGATACTCCGTTTGTAGCATCCCAGTAGTATATGGAGCCGCCGCGAACAGCGAACAACAGGTCTTCACCAAAATTTGATTGGCTCCAAAGTCGTATAGCCTCGTTAGAAGCAAGGCCGTTACCCCAAGTACCTCCACCCCAAGTACCAGCGCCCCAACCTGTGAGGGGTACAACTGACGCTTGACCTGTAGTTATTTGGTATGCTGCGGTTACTGAACCGCCACCGTTTCCTGTGTCTGAGCTATTAGCCGTAGCAGATACCGTTATAGTGTATGTGTTACCGCTGGTTATTTCCGTTATCTGGTGCTCTGCGTTTAGTATGGTAGCAGTTATATTGCCACCTAACGAAACTGCACCGCTAAAAGTAACAAAGTCATTAACAGATGCACCGTGGCTATTATCTGTTACTGTTATGGTGGTGCTACCGTTAGTGGCTGCAAAAGTGGCTGCGTTGGTCGTAGTAGCACGGATGGGGGTTATGTCGTTATACGCGCCGCCCTGTTCCAAATAAAACTTTAAGTTAGTACCGACTCCCACAAGGTTGAACCCCGCTAGGGTGACCCAGTTCCACAACGAACGACATACGCCTTGAAACGTAGACGTAGATATCCTGTTCCAACCACCTATTTTTTCAGGGAATCCTTGGCGAAAACGAACTTTATCGCCTTCGTACCAACCACTTTCCGAAGAATAGCTTGTACGTTCGTCGTTAATACCCGCTTTAAAAAGAAGTTTTTGGAACGGCATGTTGCACCTATGATGTTTCAGCGAATACTGGAGGGAACGTAGTAACGCTTATGGCTACATGTTGTTTTAGGTTAAGCGGCGCTTCACAATCAGCACAAGTGTCTGCGGCCAACTCTGCTTCATCTAGGTCGTACCCGCACGCAGCGCACACTTGATGTATTACATGTGCGGGGTCTACAGCACCGTTTTCTAAAGTTTTAGATTCATTTTCTATACGCATAGATTTATCCTTTTTGAAAGTGGGGCATGTCTACAAAAGGCGTACGACCTTGCTTGCGGCGAACATCCACGTAGTCATTATATGCATCTAGCATTGTGCCATCCCACTCTAGTATATTATCAATGTGCCAAGCCCCTCCCCATTTAAGTTGCTTGATGCCCATGTCCCTAGCGGTCTTCACAATCGCGTCACCTACATCATCATAGAACCGAAGCTCCCAACAAACTTTTGGACCTAAAAACACCATAAAATCAAAAGCCATCCCATCCAGATGTTTACTTTTCATGGTCTTTGATGCCCCAGACTCTACTAAGGTACGTTGTTCTTCTATAGTTCTTAACCCACCAAGATGCGGAATACCAAAATCATACGGCGTGTTATGTATTGCCGTACGGACCAAGGTATATAGTTCTTCATCTATACCTTCTATACGGTCTAAACTACGCTGACTTAATTTAAAACTCATATCATTTCCTCTTAAAAAAGGCTTGCGCTCCGCGCACACCGAAACTGGCTGAAATTGCAATTCCAAGGCTGTAAAAATACCAGTCTGGTGCCTTGTTAAGCTGCGCAAATCCACGATCTACCCAACCTTCCGCGCCCGGAATCCAACATAAAATCAAAGGGATAGACAAGATCACAACGAACCACTCGTCTTTCCAGCTAGACTTGGCACCCTCTGCCATAATACGCTCCCAGTCAGCAACGCTGGTCTTCTCAGACAAAAGTATTTGGGCTTTTGCCTTGGCTTCGGTTAACTTTAGTTCTGCTGCAGCGGCGTTTTTATCAGCTTTGCCTTGTAACCAAGAGCCTGCAAGGTTGGCTATCGGTCCTAATGCTGCTGTAAAGATGCTCATTTCTCAGACCCCAACCACACAGCTATCGTACCCGTCATAGCTCCACTGACCACTGAAATCATTGCAGATTGCTGTGTTGACAAGTCATCCAAACTCATCCCCCACTCGATAACACGGATATACATAATCGTCATAACGACCATCATAAAACGTGGCATGAGCTTATACTGCAAAATCTTTTCAAAGGTATTCGCCATGTTACACCTCTATGTTTAACTTTGTTCCTTGCGGTCTGTCCGCATTGGTCTTGCGTCCGAACCTATCATAGCTTTGCGATAATTCCAACTGTTGCTTTGTTATGTCTTCTAGGTGCTTGTGGTTGTTCCTATGTTCCTTTTGCACACGCTGTTCTACAAGGTGAGTTTCTATGCGCTCGCGTGCACGCGTTTGTTCATGGATATTGCTACCCACATTAAATGGCGCATTACCCACTCCTGATACACCATCAGCCATTATATACGCCCCTGTTTAGCCAAAATTATAACAACAGTGATCCCGAGCATAATCGAAACAATAATAATAGCTCCGCCATAAACAATAATGCGCTCAATCATCTTTGCTTTGCGCTTCCGCTCTGCTTCTGCTTTTGCCTTACGGTCTTTCCTAGCTTGTACACGTATAGCTTGAAGCTCGCCCCAAGCACTAAAGCCTCTGGTTGCAATTACGATTTGGCGTAGTTCTTCTTCTGCATCCTTTGCCCTCTGCAGGTTTACAAAAGTTTCCATCGCATTTTCGTCAGATCCTGAGAATAGACTATTTTTCTTTTTTTCATGTGCTGCGCGTAAATCGTCTACACCGTCAAAAAATTCACCAATTTGTTTAGTGACGTTGACGAGTTCCTTACCCGCAGAAACAGCAGATTTTACCGCCGCCAGTGCTGTAAATGGATCTATCATACACGTTCACCTACCTTGGCCCAGACAGGGCATCCACTATTGTAAGGCACACGTATAACGTGGGGGTAATGATAATAAAAATGAGATACCTCTTTAGGGCATCTATAAACGCAGGCGGTGTATAACCCGCCGTATGTGTAAACACCCACCAACATTGCAGTGAGCGAACAAAGCATCAGGTCATCATGTTCATGCGCAAAAGCAGGGCGATAATAAAGGCACTGGCCCCAATTAGAATAGCCTCAAGGCGTTTGACGCGGTTAAACAAGTCTTTAAACTGTATATCCATCTCAGTTTTAATAGCCACGATTTCTTTCTCCAATCCATCAATACGTTGATGCGCGGAGTGCACGGTTCTTTTATCCATTAGGCGTAGTCCACATCAGTTGTTTGAATATCTATAACCCATTTAAGGTTGGTGCTGGCTGCACCCGTTACAGAAACTTCTAGCGCTCCTGCATCAGAGGTAGAGGCCGCTATAGCTAGTCCATACCCAGACGTATTTGTGCGGGCAGTAAGATCGCTTTGAACGATTACAGCGTTACCTGAAGCCTCTCTACGTGCTACACCTTTTACATCCCAAGCAGATACATCAGTGCCAGCAGAGGATTGCTCACGCACTATTGCTGTACCCGTAAAAGTGATTGCGGAGCTAACAGCTAAAAACACTTGGTTGCTTGTAGACCCTGCACCACCATCTGTCGTAGCAATAGTTTGTGTGGCGTTAGACGTAGTAGCAGTTAGTATGTAGCGCCCGTCAATAGTGGCATCAGCCCATTCCGCAGCGTTGCCTGCAGCGTTAACGGTAAGATTCTGTCCTGCGGTGCCTAAAGCTGCGGGTAAATTAACCTGCAAATCACGACCATCTACAGTACCTGTTACCGCGATATCCCCAGTTACTGTAACCCCACCTGAACTTGTGGCTATTCGTGCGCCGTTGTCATAAAATATAGTAACCGCGCCATTTACTGCGCCCGTAACCATGTTTTCCGTGCCCGTAATAGACTGCAGATTAATGGCGTCCGATTGGATATTAAGGTTAGATGTAGCGTTCTTAATATATGCTTGCCCATCTTGGTATAGCTGTAACTCATTACCAGAGCCAAACTGCGCGATGTTAGTTGCGCCAAACGTTATGTTATTACCATTAACATCTAAATCTCCGCCAAGCTGCGGGGTAGTATCCTCAACAACATTAGCTAACGCACCGAGGTTAGTTCTTGCATCTGACGCATTAGACGCTCCTGTACCACCATCCGCAACGGCTAGATCAGTTATGCCTGTTATATCGCCACCGTTTATTGTGGGTGCAGTTAATGTTTTATTAGTTAGCGTCTCAGTACCAGCCAGCGTGCCAATCGTTCCCGTTGTTGGTAGTGTTATATTAGTCGCGCCTGTGGATGTGAGGGTCAACGCGTACGCGCCAGCAGTTGTTAAATCCCCCGCTAGGGATATAGTTTTGCCATTTACAGATAGCGTGTTGGTGTTAGTTACAGCCTCGACAACGTTAGTGCCGTCACAAAACAAAATAGTTGTAGCCCCATTAGGTACAGAGATACCAGTACCTCCACTTGTAGTAACAGTCACAGACCGCGAGTTACCTACCGAGTTTTTTACTGCATATAGTTTTGATGTGGATGGGCATGTTACTGTAGCGTCACCCGTTAAAGCTGTGCCTGTATCAGTAAATTCCAATATGGCTGCACGAGATTCTGCCGTAGCGCCATTAGCAGTTGTAAGTATGTGCGAGTTACCAGACCAAGAGTCTATAACTACTCTACCCGCTACGGCTTCGTCCACCATAGAGGTTATACTGTTATTAACTGTGTCCCCCCATGTACCATCCAAAGCACCTTGCACAGGAAGAGCTAATTTTAATAGTGGTGTATACGTTGTCATACTAGCCTCACTGTTTGTCGTACACGTCTACCCAATTAGGGTTTTGAGCATCATCTACGTCTTGCCACACAAGTAGTCTACCTAATTCTCCAGTAGCTGTCACTCCTGTAACTTGAAAGCGCTGGTTAATAGCTACCGATACATTACCTACAGATACCGTAGCAGAATTACCAACTACTTGGAATAAGGCGTTTGTAGCAACAAATACGCTGCCCACGCCACCCACACCTTGTACCCCCGTAGGCGTTACATTAGCATCGGCAGACACAATTACGTTACCTATAGCGCTAGCTAATTCAAGGCCCGTAGGAATTATAGTGGCCGCGCCTGTAATGGTTACTGTACCAAGACCAGTGGTTACTGATATACCAACAACCGCTACATTTCCGTCCGCGGATACGGTTACATTACCTATTCCCGTTGTAGCTGCTACACCCGTTAGAGACACACTCGCGGTGCCTACTATTGATACGTTGCCTATGCCACCTGTAGCGCTAAGACCTGAAGGTTCTACTAGAGCTGTACCACTAACTACAACAGAACCAAGCGCAGTAACGGCTTCCACTCCCGTTAGTCGAGCTATGTTTTGCTCGAATGTAGACGCTAGTGGTGCGCCTGTAAGAGGAGAGAAGCCTAACATTTATTTACTCCTTATGGCCAATTTGAGCTAAGTGGGTTTGACGGCCAAGTGACGCTGAAGGGGAACCCAGACTGGCTTGGGATGTCACGCAGCGCTTGTCGATATGCTGTAATACTATCAGACATAGTAACATCAGATAAAGCCATCCAGTCAGTCTCAGCCAACAAGCCATCACGCTTTGACCTAACGTTATTCTCTGCCGTGGCTTGCTCCATGTTTTGCACGGTGTGTTCTACTTCCCACTCGCTGCCATACAGGGGCTGGCCGACCTGATCTGTGTCTACCTCGCCCGTGTCAGGGTCAGTACAGTCTTCCTCTGTCTTCATGCGGATGACTTCCCTTGCGGGTGTACCAGCTACAAGAGTTTGCACTAGCGGATCATAAATTGGTTTCTCAAGCTCAGTTACCTCGTAGACGCCATATCGGCGCAAGATTGTGTCTGGGATCTGCTTTGGAAAGCTGGTCTGTGGGTTGTCACGGCGAAATTGCCCAACGCTGTAAGGGAATTGGTCGGGCTGACCGTTTGTAAGTTTAACTAACATTTATGCCTCGCTTATTAAAATTCTGCCATCGGTTCCGCTTTGAGTATTAACGTCTATACCCCCAGCACCAGAACCATTTCTATCTGTATCACTGGAATTTGCAGGGGTTCCACGATTGCCAGCAGTAGTAACACCGCTTGTAACACCAGAGCCTATGTAGCCAGAGCCACCACCGCCGCCGCCAACATTCGCACCGCCGCCGCCGTAGTATCCACCACCGCCGCCTCCTCTGCCGCCTTGATTATTTTGAGCATACCCACCAGTTAATGCAGAGCCAGCCGTAGCATTGTTGTAAATTGAAGCAGTCCCACCAGCAGATTGAGTGCCGCCGTTGCCACCTTGTGAATTAGGAGCATCACTATCTTGACCTGAAGAACCACCCCCAGCACCAGCACCGGCACCGTCATATAGATCACTACCGCCACCGCCGCCGCCTCCCGCCATAAGGATTGCATTTGCTTGGCTTGCACTGGTGTTAAATATACCGCTGTAACCACCACCTTCTGAACCAATAGCATTATTTTGAATACCACCCGCTACATATGTTGCAGCTGAAGATGAGATAACTGGATCACCGCCTTCTCCAATTTGAAGAATATAACTTGTTCCAGCAGCTAAAGTTACTGTTCCTGAACTATATCCTCCGCCCCCACCATTGGCTTGGTTATTAGAGCTTGGGGGTGTATCAGTCTGTCTCCAACCATAACAGCCGCCAGCACCCCACATCTTAACGTCAACGCTTAAATTAGAGTTTGGAGTGATAGTGTATTCACCGTGAGCGCCGATGTTTAAGCTCCCATCGGCAGCAAAAGACCACTCCGTTTTACCATTGAAAGCAGGACTAATCTGGAAATCTCCACCACCTTGTCCAGCCGCACCCATTTGCATTAATCGTGATATGCTCATGACATTGCATCCCCCGCTTGGAAACCCTGATAGGACGTACCGCCATCATCTGTCAGGAACACAAGCACATCTGTTTCACCGATAGCTGGGCCGTCTGGGGCTGTGCCGCTAGGCCACTCTACTGATGCTGGGTAGCTAAATGTGGCTGTTGCTGTGGATTGTGTGGTGTATTGGAAAATAGCATCATTAGACCTACCTGCTATATACATTTTTGTACCGTCAGGTTTTAAATAAAATCCAAAGGGGAGTGAATCTTGACTTTGTACGCTAAAACTCACACTGTCGTAGGATGCTGTAGAAAGATCGTAAGCAGTGCTTAAACTGTACTGATAAACAGTATCAGTATTACTTCCAACAATATACATTTTTGTGCCATCGGATTTTATAGATATTCCCTGTGGAAAAACGTCTTGCGAACTAACACTAAAAGTAGAGCTATGAGAAGCTGTTGATATATCCCAAGCCGTACTTAAATTATATTGATTAGCAGTAGATAAACCAGTACCACAGATATACATCTTAGTTCCATCTGAGCTAAAAAATAAACCCCGACCCGCTGTTTCTTTATTAGAGACACCAAGACTTTGGTTTAAAGAAGAACTCGTAATATCCCACGCAGTGGACATGTTATACTCATAAACTTTATCTTCGCCACGATCTATTGAATACCATTTAAGACCATCGGCTCTAAAGAACAGTGCCTCAGTAATTCCCGGAGGTGCGCCATAATAATATGAAACATTGTTATATGAAGCGGTGCTTACGTCAAAGGCAGTAGACAAGTCGTATTCAAATACACTGTCAGCATTTCCACCTGTCATATACATTTTTGTACCATCGGGCTTAAAAAATAAAGCACTAGCTAGAGTTTCTTGACCACTAATATCAAAGCTCTTGTTATCATAGCTGGCATTAGCAATGTCATACCCCGTACCGACATTCACCCCAGTGACCGCCAAAGCAAAGCCAGCCGCCGTGCCTGATGCTGGTGCATTGCTGAATGTAAACGTGGTGTTGGCTGATGGGGTGTAGTTAAAGTATCTGCCGCTAGAGATGTCTAGGCTTGTAGCTGTACCTGTGCTGTATTGGTAGACGGTGTCGGTTGTTGCCCCAAGTACATACATCTTTGAGCCATCATCTTTAAAGCGAGTGGATTCTGGTGCGGAATCTTGGCTACTTAAACTAAAGTTACGAACTAAAGACATGGTGGATATATTCCAAGCCGTGCTTAAACTAAACTCAAAGATTTTATCGTTTGAACTACCAGTGATAAATACAGTTAATCCATCAGGTTTGAAAAATACACTAGAGGCAGCGCTGTCTGTAGCTCCAGTATTAAAGCTTCTTACATATGATAAACTAGAGACATCCCAAGCACTACTTAGCGT